GATTAATACTATCGCTGTTTTCAGCATCCACGATTTCTTGGAAGTCTTCTCTATAGTCGCACTGAACATTCAGACCAAACATCTTATTAATCTGTTCACAAGCCATTCTTCTACTCTGCAAACGTGAGTATCTACTTGCAATCGTACCACCTTGGTTTCTGGTAACTTCATCAGTAATCAAACGTTCACGTTTTGTGATATTAACATTGCTGATACCAAGGTACGTAAGTGCTTCATTCCACTTCTGGGTTTTCAGAGTATAAAGTTTATCCGCAACGTATGGGGCATCTGTCTTCAGCACACTAATTGCATTTACGTTCAACCCCTTATCTCCGAAGATAACAGGCTTGTTCCCGTCATAATTCATATAGAGATTTTCAACGGTCAACCTTTCATTTTCACTACACCTTAACAGAATAGGTGTTTTCTGCGCATTAGCGTTAACACTGATTGCCCTGTCAAGATTATACAGTTCCCTTGCGAACATTCTAACATCGAGCATACTATTTTTATGCAACATATTGTTATAAATGATAACGCTATTTTTATCATCCAGTTCCCTGTTATAGCCATTAACAGCGTATGCCCTTCTTTTGATAGGAATCCTGTAAACATTCAGAGGCCCACTGATAGCACACTGAAGAGCCAAATAATCTTCAACTTCATCCTTGAAAAAGACAGCCATTCCGTTAGCGAACAGGGTCAACTCCAGAAATCTTGGGTCTACTGTATCTGGCAGGTTACGCCATTCAAACATAGAGATAGACAATTCTGTAAGGCGATCATAATATTGAATATAGGATGCGTTATTCAGATCAGCACTTTCCCAAAATTCTCTATCTCTTTTACGTCTGCCCATTGATTAAATTCCTCCTTTCTTATGATGGTGAATTATCAACTGTGTAGTCACCAACAAGATTATCAAGAAGTGCAACAGAACTAAGGTTTTCACTATGCCAAAAAGTAATACCACGATTAAAGATGTTGATAATTTGCTGTTTATAAATTTCTGGCACGTTAGCTTCAAGAATGCAAGCTTTAGTTTGTACATAATTGAAATAAGGTCTACCATGAACATTTGGTATTTTTACTCTATGAGTGGCATACCCAAACATAGTAAAATAGTCATCAATAATACGTGCATATTCTGGGCGTATGCAAAGATTATCAAAATAAAACTGCTTTGCGCCTATAGAGTAATCTGCAAGTGATGTTTGAGTACCCTTTAATTCTGGTGGTCTTTGTGTAAGTTCATATATTTGTGCTAAAGAGGTTGCAATTCCTGTTATTGAAGAAGCACCTTGTAATGTGGTAACTGGGTCTGGTGTCAATCCTCCACTCATGTTTCCTGCCATTGGTGCAGAAGGAGTCATAATTGGGTTACCTTTTGCTGATACTCCACTTTGAATAGCCGCACCTGCAACAAGACCACCTTGCGATAATGCCAATAGTTTAGTACCTGTCTCAACAGCTGAACCAATCATAGATGTTACTAATGATGCGCCATGTTGTGCAAAGTATACTTTCCATACATCAACATCGATAGCAAACTGCGGAAATTCTTTAATAGTCATTCTATTTGCAGTTAATGCCGCTTCGCTTGGCTGTGGCAAATTGTAACCTAATGGGTACAAAATAAGTGTTGGTTCTGGTACTATCAAGCCAAGCATTCTGAATTTAACAGTTTGGCCGAAAAATTCCCATCTATAAATGGTGCTGTCTGAATCAGTTCTTACTCTAAGGCAGTTATACGGATAAGTAAGAAGTTTTTTATTTTTAGGCGCATAACCTGCAAGAGTATTATGTCGCAATATAACATTATCCCAATCGAGCAAGTCATAGGTATATGGTGCATAAGGGCACATATAAGCGGCAATAATGCCGTCTTTGAATTGTGATTGTGCGGCATATTTAATAAAATCTGAAACAGTTGAAGGGTTATCTTTAGCTATTGGAACTAATCCTGTGTAAACATTATAAGCTTGTCCACCCTCAAATTTTTTAAAGTGATTATTTACATCCGTAATTGGGTAAGTATCATCTTCGTAAAATGTACAATAGAAAATTGCTGAAGGAATATCGCCATCTACAAGTTTTTCTTGTGTTGTCTGGTCATATTTTGTATAAGGTTTAAAGAAGGATGTACCATCAATTATATATTCGCCTTGCTCTAATGTTTCTGGGACAGTATTCTCGCCAATAGCATCGGTATTACTATGCTCACGTTCAACAAAGCACTGTTTTAAGGTGTAATCAAACAGAAAGGTCTGCATTACATCAATTTGGTATGTAATTTCAGTAGTAATATTATTGACGTATTCCCAATTAGTAATAAACGCATAGAAGTATTTATTCTCAAAGCTGATATTTCTGAAGTAAAGGTAATTGTACTGAATAGCTTCAGCCATACCCAATTCCAATCTTATTTTATTAGATGAAGTTCTCTGATAACTATTCTGTGGAAATATTCTACCATTTCCATCAGATACTTTTCCTCTGAAATATAAATACTGCTGTGTTGTATTTGCAAAGGTAACTGTATGGTCATAGCTTGCATCAAGTGGTACATTCTTTAAAAGCGCAATTTCTGAATTTGGAGCAATATATGCCATAGCTTTCTCCTTTCCTTAGAAATGAGGGAAGAGAGGTTATCCCTTCCCTCTTATAAACCTTACTGTTTGGTAAACGTAACAGTAGCACCAACAGCGGCAGAGGCAACTGTGATAGCAGAACCAGTGTAATCTGCATCACCAATCTTGGCAATAGGTGTAACAGTGGTCTGACCATCAGGCACAATGAACGCACCATACTTGTGTACAGCAATGCCAGCTTCAGTAGAATCTTCATCCTGTACAAACACAACATTCTTATCAGCAAGTGTGGCAGTATCGGTAAGTTCAAGAGTGATAATCTTGGCAGCATCAGAATCAATAATGCTTGCGATAGTTGCAGTGAAGGTTGCAGGTGCAGTAATGGTAGCACCATCATCGACAAAGACAATAGCATTGGAGAACGGGGAGAAGGAAACTGTCTTCCACACATGGTAGAAGTAATTCCAGTACATGCCGCTTGCAACATATTTCTCATCAAACTGTGCAAGGTTATCATAAATCTGGAACCACTCTTCATCAACAAGGACAGCTTTCACATCTGCCATAAGAGCAAGTTCTGCGGCTGTAACTTCTTCCATCATATCGCTGTTGGCACGGATAATGTCGAAGCGATCATTGTCAAAAGTGGTGAAGTCATCAATGAGCATAAGTCTGCCCATGAAGTCTGCCTTATCCATGTTGAAAGCGGCGGCAAGAACATCAACATCATACTGTGCATTGAATTTGGCATCCATGAAGATGTACTGGTCACCTCTCGGAGTGGCAGTATGAACACCTGCGGCATTATACTTATCACTCATGAAGGTAATCATATTGGAGTTGCCACGGAAAGCAACAGCCGCTTCACTCATCTTGGTTGCATCAAAAGCAACGGGGTACATCTTACCATGTGCAACAGCTTTGATGATAAGGTATTTGAAAAGAAGGAACTCATCGTATTCAGCACCAGTATAGATAGCATCAACGATTCTTGCAATCAAATCCTGCACGCCATTTTCAGAGAGAAACGCTGTCTTCAGATCATTGTTCTGGATGGTAATCGGATATTCAACACGATAATTCATCGTGTGGAACGCAGTGCGAACATCGGGAAGGGTGCGTTTCAGTTCACGCTGTTCAGCTTTCTCTGGGGAGAACTCACGTGCCTTGGCAATCTGCACAAAGACTTCTTCAACAGTTTCACCAAACTCAAGATAACCTTTCTTGAGCATAGCGTAAGCATTGTTAAAGGTTGCACTCTTAACTCTTACACTTGCAATGCGGTTAATGAGAGAGGAAAGAAACTGGTTAGCAAGATTGGGATAGCCATACAGCACTTCACCAACTTTGGGAATGTCTCTTACGTCACTAATCTCTGGAACAAGAGACTGGTATTCCATGCTTGCGTTTGCTCTGATAGTATTCAGAATATCGAGAGTAGAAGCATTGAGATTAGTCATAGCAATACGTCTGGGCATAATGTTTAATCTCCTTTACTTAAATAAGTCTTCGAACCTGTATTTCTTAGGTTCTGGGTCACCCGCATCAAGCGGGTCTTTTTCATCTTCTACGGGATTGAAAAATCTGTCATGGTACTTCTGCCGCCATTCTTTATCAATGCGTTCGGCTTCAGCTTTCCAATCTTTACCGTCTGGTTTTGCTTTACTATTAAGGTCATCATAGGTATCAGTCACATCTTCAATTAGTGATAATGTTGCATCGTCCGTATTATCACCAAATGTCTGCTTCAGTGATGCAAGCAATTCTTCTTTTGTCTTGATAGCCATTGTCTTTTTCCTTTCTTTTAAAATGGATAACGGATGTAGAAAAATAATGGAAGTTTACGTGACGGAGTAGGAGTAGGTGGTTCTGGTGGTGTAGGTGGCGAACCAGAATAAGCATCATATATTTGCTGACTATAACCATAGCGTTCTTCTTCCTTTGAAGAAGCATCCTGTGGATTTTCAAAGTCATGCAGAACTTTATTACTTGCTTCTCTTACTGATGTAGCATTCTTTAGAACATTTAAAACGGGAGCATATTGGTTTTCAAGTTCCCACTGTAAAAACCATAATTCAAACTCTAAGCTACCTGCAACACCATGCTGAAAAGTATGCCAATAGTTCCAATAATTTTGCCTTCTTGGTGACCAATCCCACTGTGCTAAACCATAAGCAGGACCATAAGTAACATTGTTGTACCTATAGGTTTTGGTGTTAACAAAATTGTATTCATCAATACTACCCGCATTTAACTCTTGAGTATATGCCTTTGAAGGTAACATTTGTGTAGATAAGTCACCTTGAATTCTGCCGGGTGTTATAATTGATTCAGCGGCAAGATTTCCAAGCAAACCTGCAACGCCATACTCATTATTAATAAAACCCATGCAGTAATCCCAAACTTGTTTTTCATATTCAGAAAAAACAGCCATAACTTACTCCACAAAATTAATAATCAAAGCACCGTACTTCTTCAAGTCCAAATCA